GGACACCAGCCCCGACAGGAAAGCCGGCAGGCCGCTCGACATGATTGACGCAATACCGCTTGCGAAGCCGTTCAGGATCGGACCCGCACCCGCCGCCGCCTGCGTGATCCCGGAGAGCATCGGCACCAGCGCATCGCCCAGCTTGCCTGCCGCATCCGCGCCGTCCTTGAAAATCTGCCTCAGCTGCCCCTGGAACGCCGGCGACTGGAACAGCTTCCCGAACTGCAGCGCCACACCACCGACCACGGTCCCCAGGTCGTGCAGGCCCTGCACAAAAATCGGCAGCAGCGGGGACGATTCCTTCAGCATCTGCGTCAGGCCCGGCAACATCGACGTCTGTGCGGTCTCAGACAGCTGCTTCGCGCCGTCCTTCATCGCGATCAGCTGCAGCACGAACGCCCGGCCGGCTGGCGTCAGATTCGCCATGTCCTGGGCGAACTTGTTCGCCGCCGATGAACCCGACGCCGCAGCCGCCGCAGCGGCCAGACGCTGCTGCTCATAGGTGTCGGACAGGTTCTGCACGGCCTTCTGCACCTGCTCGGCCGACTGACGCTGCGCCTCCGCCGCGTCCTGCTGCGCCCGCACCAGCGACTTCTGCGCGTCCGCGACAGCCTGAGCTGCCTGCGTCTGCGCCCGCTGCGCCTGTACAACCTGCGTCGACCCGGACACGCCCTTTGCATTCGCGTCGTCAGCCTGCTGCTGGGCCTCCAGCGCCTGCTGCTGCGCGTCCGTCAGATGCTGCTGGGCGTCCTTGACCGCCTGGAGCGCCTCGGCCTTCTCCAGGTCCGTCGACAGCGACGACGACACGATCCGGGCCGCGTCCTGCTGGGCCCGCTGCAACGCCAACTGCGCATCCGTGACGCCGTTCGCCGCATCAGCGCTCGCGTTGTTCAGATCCGCCAGGGTGTTAACGGCGTCCTTCCAGGCCTGGGTAAGGGCCTCAGTTGCCTCCTGCTCGGATTCCTGCGCGTTCGCCAGCCGCTCCTGCGCCGACGCCACCGCGTCCGCAGAGTTCTGTGCCTGGATCGCCGCCTGATGCTTCGCGTCCGCAATCGCCTGCTAGGCGTTTCGGATCGCCACGGCGTTGGTGAACGCGGTCAGCGCCATCTGCGCCGACGACTCCCCGGCCGCCTGCGACTGGGCCCCGTAGTCCTTCAGGGCCGTGATGACGCCGCCCAGGCCGAACGTCATCAGCGCCACGCCGCCGGCCACCGCGCCCATGGCCGCCGGGATCGCCGCCAGCGCCGGCGCCAGTGTCAATGCTGCCGCGCCGACCAGCAGCATCCGCGAATGCAGGAACGAGAAGTTCACCCCGGCGTCGGAGGCCCGGCCGCCACCGACCGTCGCCCGCGCGCCCGCACTCTCGATCGCCGCCCCGGCACTGCCAGCGGCCGGCTCCAGATCGGCCATGGCAGCACGCAGCGACCGCGATCCCGACTCAACCGCAGTGAAGCTGCCGCGAATGTCCCGCGCAGCCGACGAGGCAACCTTGTCCGCCTCGGCCATCGCCGCACGGAACTCGGCCTCGAAGCTGTCTCCCTCCGGCTCAATGGGGACCTTGACCGGCTCAGGCTTCTTCGTCTTGGTCTTGCGGCGAACCTTCTCCTCAAAACCGGTGTCATCCGGTTCGAGCAGCACCTTCACCGGCTCGGGTGCTTCGTGGGCCGAACCGGTAAGCCCCTCGACGCCCTCGGGGCGGACGCGCACCGGGACGGTGATTTCGTCGCGGAATTTGCCGCGCAGCGCCTGCTGGATCGCCTCGGCCTCAGCAGAGGCCTTATCGGTCACCCGGACAGTGATCTCGATGGTGTTGGGCATCCGCGCCGCCCCCGATCTTCACGGCAGCGGCGGGTACGTCACCACGGCTCGGATCCGGGGGGCGAGGAGGTGCCCGGCGCTTCGGGCGGCCGGCCCAAGGCCTCGATCTTCACGAGCCTCAGAAGCTCGAGGTCCTCGTTCATCAGCGAGCTGTAGGTATAGCCGGAGAACCGCTCCAGCAGCCCGCAGATCAGCTCGGCGCGTTCTAGCTCGCGAGGCTTTCCGGAGACAGAGGTTCCATCGGGAGAGATGACAGATCCGGAGCTTTTCCACTCCTCGATGGCTGCGACAAAGGGCCGGGGACAGCGACCATCGCCTTCTGCCACTCGGCGAAAATCCGGGCCACCATCGGCATCTCCTGGTCCAGCAGCCCCTCGAAGGTGGCCGGGACCTTCTTGCCCTTGGCTGTCTCCACGTTCCAGGACACCAGGTGATCGGCGATGATCTGGAAAACCTCGGCGGCCCGCTTGGCCTCCTCGGGATCCATCGAGGATGGGTCGAGGTCGAGCAGGTCCTGGGCGTCGAAGAGCATGCGGAGCTTGCTGGCGCGCATGCGAACCTCGAGGCCGGCGTAGTCGTCCTCGAATTGCAGCTTGTAGACGGTGGTGGGGGGGACGAAGCCCATGCGGTAGCCTCTGCTCCTGAGCTAGAAGATGATCATGACCACGTGGGAACGGCGCCGTCAGAAAGGCTGCCAGGCACAGACCACGTGAACGCACCGCCGGTAGCGCGCGTCAGGTTGTAATCAGTGAGGATGCAGTTCGCCGTCAGACTCTTGCCGGACACCGTCAATGCAACAGCGCGGGTCACTGACGTGGACGGGATGGTGGAGAACACTGCGTGCGCAGCGTTCGCCCCGGGGTCGAACACCCCATTCAGGGTGATCGAGAAGTCGGCGAGCAACAGCAGCCGCTCAAATGCAGCCTTGTCGATGCCCGTGATGTCCTGAACGGCCCGGGGCGTGCTGAACTGCAAATTGGTCGTGTCCGACCGCAAGTCCTGCGCAGACGATGCCGCGTCGGCCACCGTAAGCGTGGTCCACGACAGGCCCGAAGTCTTCGCCAAGATCAACACCCTCTCTGAGTGCGGAAACGCGAAAGCCGCCGAATCCCGGCGGCCAGTTGAAGGAGGGGCGCGATCAGCCGCGCTCGATAAGGGTCGCGACCTTGTCCTGATGGGTCGCGAAGTCATCCACCCAGGACTCCGGGGAGCCGTGCTGGTAGTGGTCGCCAAATGGGTTACCGCGCCAGTCGCCGCCGCGGACCACGAACAACTCCGGCCGGCCCAGTGGCACCTTGTGGGGCGACGCGAAGCATGGCTGGCCTGCCTCGAACACCAGCCATGTCTCGCCCTCGGAAACCTGGGTAACGGTGCAGTGGCGGCCGGAGTTGCGGATGTCGTGAAGCTGTTGTGGGGTCAGGAGCTCCGCCCGGATCCGCCAGCCGTGCCGCCAGTTCGGACAGTCGGCCTCTTCGCAGGTGCCGTCGCGGAAGTGCGTTGAGATGGGGCTGGAGATGGCGTAGGTCTTGTAGCCAGTGACCGGCATCGCAGGTTCGAGGCGGAACATCAGAACACCTGGCCCGCGATCGGGTTGCGGGCCACCATTACGGCGAACGACATGCTTGTGAAGCCGCCGCTGGTGGTGGTGATCGCCCGGACGTAGCGCCGGATTGTTGCCGCGTTCGACGTGGCGATTCGCTGCGTTGTGTGGGCGGCGGTCGTCGCCGCGAATGCGAAGCCGGTGACGTTCGTGAACGACACGTTGTCTGCGGAGTCCTGGATCGTGACTGTTGCGTCCGTGCCGGTGAACGCCGTCACCTGCAGATAGGCCTGCGCGCCGAAATTGCTGGCCGCGCCGCCGTCAACCGCCGTGCCGTTCGTTGCCGCGGCATCAGTACGGACGCCAGCCGTGAGCGACAGTCCCCATTCCAGGCCATAGCCGTTGGAGCTGGCCGTGATAGCGAACGTCAAGGCACCGTTGGCCGCGCGGGTCGGGTTGTAGTCGATCTGTTTGGCAACCATGCAGGCCGTCGGCGTTCCCAGCGCCGACCGGTGCAGATACATCGTCTGCTGGTCCGCAGTCGGGAGTGCCGACAAGACCGTGTGTTCTTGGCCGAGCGTTGGGTTGAAGTAGGCAACATAGCCAAGTTCGCCGTCGCGGAGGCCGCCGATGCGTTCGAAAGCAAGCTTGTTGATTCCGGTGACGTCGAGCAGCGCCACCGACCCGGATATTTTGCTGAGCGAGCCGACGTCTCCGGATACGTCGTAGCCGCCGACGAGCATTGCGGCCCCGAGGCCGCTGGACTTTGCGATTTCTGCTGCCCGTCCTTCCTGCGGATCCCGCTCGGAGGCAGGCGCAACGGGGCGCCGGGCGAGGCGCCAAAACGGAGGGGTGAGGTGCTACTCGGCCTGCGTCCAGACGTCGCCGACGACGCACGGCACCGCGATGTTCATGCAGCGATAGACGGTGCCGGAGATCGTGACGTAGCCGGCTTTGGCCGCGAGCCGGGTCCCGTGGGTGCCGAAGATGTCGATGTTCTTGATCAGGCCGCCGAGGGTGAAGTCCCCGTTGTAGGCGGCCATCACGGCGTCCATGGCCTGGGTGATGGCCGGATCAATGGCGTCGAGCGGCTCGGACACCGCGTTCAGGTGGATCCGTACCGTCAGGAGCAGAAGGGCTGTGGTGGAGGCCAGGCCCGATTCGTTGTCGAGC